AGAAACAAAGCTAGACGGCACATGATCAAAGCCGGAAAGGTACGTAAAGGTGACGGAAAAGACATCAACCACAAAGACGGCAACGCGCTCAACAACTCGCCGAGCAACTGGCAAGTCCAAAGCCGTAAAGCCAACAGGTCCTATCCGCGAACCAAAAACGCCGGAAAGAAAAATCCAAGAGACTGACGCAATTGACCTGATCCGAGAAGCTGCTGAAAATGACCTAGAGACCTTTATCCGTCTTGTGGCACCCAAGCAGGTTCTCGGCGGGGTACACGTAGAGTTGTGTCGTTGGTGGACTAGACAAGACCGCAAGAAGCACCAAATGGTGTTGTTGCCACGGGACCACGGTAAAAGCCGCATGATTGCGTTCCGAGTGGCTTGGGAAATTACCCGCCGACCCGACATCCGCATCCTATATGTGTCCGCCACCTCCAACTTGGCTGAAAAGCAGCTCAAGATGATCAAGGACATCTTAGATACCTCCATCTACCGCCGCTACTGGCCAGACATGACCCACGTAGACGAAGGGAAACGTGAGAAGTGGACCAACACCGAAATCTCGGTGGACCACCCCAAGCGCAAAGAGGAGGCCGTACGGGACCCAACCGTGTTCACCGGGGGCATGACTACCTCCCTGACTGGTTTGCACTGTGACGTGGCCGTTCTGGACGACATCGTGGTGTTTGAAAACGCGTATACCGAGGACGGGCGGGACAAAGTACGTCGCCAATACTCTCTTTTGTCTTCTATCGAAGGCGCAGACGCCGAAGAGTGGGTTTGTGGTACTCGTTATCACCCCAACGACCTTTATGCCGACATGGCTAAGATGGACGAAGACATCTACGACAAAAAAGGTGAGTTGATCGGAAGCGAGCCGATCTATGAAATCTTCGAACGGCAAGTGGAAGACGCAGGCGACGGGACGGGTGAGTTTCTTTGGCCCCGTCAACAACGGTCCGACGGTAAGTGGTTCGGCTTTGACCGCCAAATTCTGGCCAAGAAGCGGGCCCAGTACATCGACAGGACCCAATTCCGGGCCCAGTACTACAACGACCCCAACGATCCGGGTGAACTCCGAATTGGGCGAGACAAGTTCCAGTACTACGACAAGAAGTTCCTGACCAACGAAGGTGGGGCGTGGTACTACAAGAACAACAAACTAAATGTGTTTGCCTCCGTTGACTTTGCCTACTCCCTACGCAAGCGAGCCGACTACACTGCTATTGTAGTAATTGGGGTAGACAAAGAAGGCATGATCTACGTACTGGATATTGACCGATTCAAGTCGGAACGGGTATCGGAGTACTACAACCACATCCTAGACCTACACATCAAGTGGGACTTCAGGAAGTTGGCCGCGGAAGTAACCGCAGCCCAGAAGGCCATTGTTAACGAGCTCAAGGACGCATACATCCGACCGAACGGTCTCTTTTTGTCTATTATCGAAGTAAAGCCAACACGGCACCAAGGGTCTAAGGAAGAACGCCTAAGCGCCATTCTAGAGCCCAAGTACGACAACCAAAGTGTGTGGCACTACTTGGGTGGTAACTGCCAAGTCTTGGAGGACGAACTGATTGCCCATAATCCGGCCCACGATGACGTCATGGACGCGTTAGCTACTGCAATTGAGATCAGCATACCCCCAACCGGGAACCTTGCCCGACAACGAACCCAAGGTAACATCATTTACGACAGACGCTTCGGCGGAGTAAGGTTCTAATATGCCAAGACAAACATTCGACCTGACGGACTTGATTCGACCAGATGCCCTAGCCTATCAAATCGCCACTCAATACCAAGAGTGGGAGGATATGCGGAACAACTGGCTCGAGGAAAAGAAGGAGATTCGGGACTACATCTTTGCCACGGACACGCGGGGCACCACTAATGAGTCCCTGCCGTGGAAGAACTCGGTGCACATCCCCAAGTTGTGCCAGATTCGGGACAACCTGCACGCCAACTACATGGCAGCCCTGTTCCCAACTGACCGACCCATTATCTGGGAAGGTGACGACGAGGACTCCGAAACGGGCCCCAAACGTCAGGCCATTGAAGCATATCTGACAAATAAGATGCGCCTCGGGGACTTCGAGACAGAGGTTAGCCGTATTGTCCTTGACTTTATCGATTATGGCAACTGCTTCGGTGTGGTGGACTTCATTGTGCAGTTTGCCGAGGACCCCATAACTGGGGAACCCATTGCAGGCTTTACGGGCCCCAAACTACGTCGTATCTCGCCTCTTGATATTGTCTTTAATCCAACCGCGGCAACGTGGGCAGACACCCCAAAGATTATCCGGTCCCTTAAGACCCTTGGGTCCCTCAAAGCAGACATGATGGACAACCCAGACATGGGGTACGCCCAAGACATCCTAGATCGGGTTGTCGAGGGACGGCACAAGATGTCCGGTATCTCCCAAGGCGATGTGGCCAAGAACTCTGGGTTCCAGATGGATGGCTTCGACTCGTGGTTGAACTACTTCCAATCGGATATGGTAGAAATCCTCGACTTCTACGGAGACATCTACGACCCAGACACACAAGAACTTAAGCGTAACCAAGTTGTGACCATCGTGGACCGCTCATACGTGGCTCGTGAAGCAAGTCACCCCTCTTGGCTGGGCCAACCACCTATCTTCCACGTAGGGTGGCGTCTACGTCCAGATAATTTGTACGCAATGGGTCCTCTGGACAACCTAGTGGGTATGCAATATCGCATCGACCACCTAGAGAACGCTAAGGCCGACGCCTTTGACTTGATCGTACACCCAGTGATGAAGATTACCGGATACGTTGAGGACTTTGAGTACGGGCCCGGAGAACGTATCTACGCCTCGGAAGAAGGTAACGTAGAGTTTATGCGCCCCGACACCACCATGCTTAACGCCGACACACAGATTGCTCTGTACGAGGCCAAGATGGAGGAGATGGCTGGGGCACCTAAGCAAGCTATGGGTCAGCGTACGCCCGGCGAGAAGACCGCCTACGAGGTCCAGATTCTGGAGAACGGGGCACAACGTATCTTTACCAACAAGACCACCTACTTCGAAAAGGTATTCATTGAGCCCGTTCTTAACTCCATGCTGGAGATTGGACGTCGCAACATGGGTGCCAGCGATATGATTCGTGTCTTTGACGAAGAGCTGGGTATGGCCGAGTTCATGAAGATCACCAAGGAAGACATTACCGCCAAAGGTAAGATTCGTCCAGTCGGTGCTCGACACTTTGCTCGTAACGCCAACATGATCCAGAACCTGACGCAGTTTGCCACCAGTGCTTTGGGACAAGACCCCGCAGTAAACGCCCACATCTCGGGTAAGAAGCTGGCCAAGCTGATGGAACAACTGTTGGGCATGGAACGCTTTGAGCTGGTACAAGACAACGTACGTATTACCGAACAACTTGAAACCACCCAGTTGGCGCAGACAGCCCAACAAATGGTGATGGAACAGATGCAACCACAAGGAAACCCTAATGATCCAAACGCAATGGCTGGCGGGCCTCAAGGAGCCGGAGCGGTCCCAATTTAAGCAAACTGTAATTGGTAGTAAAAAAGTTCTTGACAAAGCTCGTGAAATTGTGTATAATATAGTTAAAGAAGCAGAGAAGGTAAGAATCAACGACTATGATTCCCCTTCTTGGTCCCACAAGCAGGCTGACCAAAACGGCTATGTGAGGGCCTTACGCGAAGTAATGCTGTTGCTTGAAGTAAATCCTGACCGGGAGAAATAATGTCTATTTTTGAAGAAGGTGCCGAAGACCAACAGGCACAGAATGAAACCCCCACTTCGTTGTACGAGACCCTAGTAGGCGAAGGTAAGAAGTTTAAGACACCAGAAGATTTGGCCAAAGCTAAGATTGAATCCGATAGGTTTATTGAACAACTTAAAGAGGAACCCAAGCAACTACGCGAGGACCTGAACCGATTGGTTGAAGAAACCCGATTGCTAAAGGAACTTGCAACCAGAAATAACGGCGCACCGCTGGCCCAACAAGAGCAGAAAACCCCTGATTCTTCGTCTCCAGAAATTGATTTGGACGCCCGTATTCGAGAAACCCTTAAGCGTACCGCAGAAGAAAGCAAACGCCTAGACAACATCAACCAAGTAAACGATGCAATGGTTCAGACCTACGGCAGCCTAGATAAGGCCAAGGAAGTCCTGAAGCAGAAGGCAGCAGAACTAGGTGTTGGTGCAGAGTTCCTACAAGACGTAGCAGCTCGAAGTCCAAAAGCGTTCTTCCAAACTGTTGGTATCACTGAGGTGGCCCGAGCCCAACAAACATCTTCCAGCTCCACCGTGAATACGGCAGCTATGGGCAACACGGGAGTAAAGACTAACACATACAAATGGTATCAGCAACTACGCAAAGATAATCCAAGTATGTACCATTCACCCAAAATTCAAACTCAAATGATGAACGACGCCCTTGCAAAAGGTGAGTCCTTCTACCAATAACGGAGAAAAGTAAATGGCTGGTTTTAACAGCGCAAACACAGACGCCCTTATCCGCGGTGAACTGTGGTCCAACCAACTTAAAGATGTCTTGTATGACGAACTGATGGCTGAAGGCCTAGTCCGTTGGATGAGCGACTTCCCTGACGGCAACCAATTGACCATCCCAACGATTGGCCAGTTGGAAGTTAACGACTACGTTGAAGATCAAGCAGTACAATACAGCTCGATGGACACCGGTGAGTTCAACTTCAACATCAACACCTACCTGAGCTCGGCCACGTACATCACGAACAAGGCTAAGCAAGACGGCTTCTACATGAGCGAGTTGGTTTCCAGCTTTGTTCCTAAGCAAGCCCGAGCCATCAAGGAGCGTCTGGAATTGGACGTCTTGAAGGAAGGCCAACCTCGTACAGGTAACCCCGCAGGTTATCAGGTTGCGGCCAACACCAACGCCATCAACGGTGCAGCTCACCGCTGGGTAGGCTCCCAGACCCTGAACACCCAGCGTGTCCTTGGTCCTGAAGACTTTGCCCGCGCCCTGTTCTCGTTGAAGAAGGCTAACGTGCCTCAGAACAACCTGATTGCAATCGTTGACCCATCGACCGAGTACGTGCTGAACACCTTGACCAACTTGGTTAACGTGTCCAACAACCCACGTTGGGAAGGTATCATCTCTGAAGGTATCGGCCAAGGTATGCGATTCGTCAAGAACATCTATGGCTTCGACGTCTACACCTCCAACTACTTGCCACTGTGTGGTCAAGGTCAGTCAGGTGCCTCGGAAACCATCAGCTCGGTTGCCTCCGGTGCTAACGCCGTTTGTAACCTGTTCTTCTCGGCTGCTTCGGATGTCCGCCCTTGGGTGGGTGCATGGCGTCAGATGCCTAAGGTTGAATCTGAGTACAACAAGGACTTCCAACGTGAAGAGCACGTCACGACCGCCCGCTATGGTCTGAAAATCTTCCGCCCTGAAAACCTTGTTACCGTCCTTAGCAACCCTGCTGCTGTCGGCTAATCCACTTAATTAAGGAGAACTAAATAATGTCTCAATGGCAAAATGCTGATGGCTTGACAGTCAAGTTTGCGGGTTACTTCCGAGACCCCGCTAACGCCACCAACAAGGTCCACGACCTTAAAGTTTCTGGTGCCATCAAACAACTAGAAATTGACTTTGACCTATCACGTATTCCGGCTGGTACTGTCTCGTACACGACCGACTTGAACAACGATGGTACAAAGGATGGCTTTAACATCGGTGACGGTTATCTACCTGCTAACGCCTCGGTGCTTCGTGCAACCGTCGTGGCCCAAGAGGCGGCTGCTGGTGGTACCTCGTTTACCGTTGGTACGTACACCATTGCTGGTGCTGCTATCGCGGCTACTGGTCTGGTAACTGCTACCGAAGGTGTCTTGGCTAACGTCAACGCCGCTGGTAAGCGAACCTTTGGTGCTGGTGCACTGGTAGCTGCTGCTGCTGGTACGGCTGGGGTCGGTGCTGCTGATGCGTTCATCGGTATCGCAACTACTGGTACGTTTACCGCAGGTCGTGGTCGCTTGATTATCGAGTACATCGATCCTCTGGCTGACGCAGTCTAAGAACTAACCTACTAAACTAACCTAATACGGAGCCCGCTCACGGATTGACTGGGCGGGCTCCAACTTTTTGGATACAGATATGACCATTGAACACCGTAACCTCACCGGAGCCCAGCTCCACGAACCCAAAGGCTGCGCCACAGCAGGTGCGGGTACAGTCTACGTAGCGGACGGGGTGGGTTCCGGTGCGTGGTCTAACCTCTTGGCAGCTGACCGGGCCGCTAACCGAATCGTTCTTAGCCACCACTTTACGGACATCTCTAACGCCCAGTCCGTGTTTATGTTGACCCCAATCTCTGGGGTTGTCCGCTCTATTCACGTGGTCCTGCACGGGGCCATCACAACCGCCAACTCCATCGTAGACGCCCGCATCAACGGCGTCTCTGTGGTTGGTTCGTCTATTACCGTTCCCTTTTCTGGCTCCGCAGCGGGCCAAGCATATTCGTCTTCCCCAACCGGCTCTAATGCCTTGACAACCAATGGTGTTATTGAAGTCCGTACAGACGGTGGCTCCTCCACAGTTGCTATGGCCTCTGTCTTTGTCGTAGTGGATACGGCTTTATAATATGGACCTTCAAAATATGTTTGATGCCGTCCTATCGCTTGTTGCATTTCTGGGCGGCTGGATACTAAAGTATATGCACAGCGAAGTCAATACACTAAAAGAAGATTTGAAAAAGCTACCTGATACATACGCTCGCAAAGACGATGTAAAAGATAAGTTTGATTTAATCCAGAGCACACTGAGTCGTATTGAAACCAAACTAGACA